TTTTTTTTTTTTTTTTTTAAATTTAATTTTAAAGTTATCGGTAGTCTAGTTAAATTAAGCCTAATGTTTTGCCGAAAGATTTAAATTAACCAATAACTGTGGAAACACTAATAAAATAAAATAATCTTAACCTTCCTTCTGACATACTGAAATATCAACGAGGGAAGAACTATTAAACAATTGTGGTTCTAGTTGCTGTGCAATTTGCAACAGCAATGCATTTCTTTCATCTTTATGTAATTTGGTTGGCTTCTTTAAGAGAAGCCGTTGAAAAGCATTAACCCGGATGAAAGACGGGAAATGCGTAATGAAACTTCCAATCATTTGCCGTGGAGTGTTGTCTGGATGGTGGACTAAAAGGATGCGTTTATCCTCAAAAGGAAAATCATATTTCCGTGCCTCTTCACTTTTCCATGGATTTCCTCCATTAACGAATTTTGAAATTTTCATAGCTGGAAGTAACACCTCGTCGTGATCTACAAAAATACGAGGGTACTTTTTACTCAAATAAGATTTCCCTTCGCCACTCGGGATAGCTACAGCATACCTAGTATCAGTGCGTTCAAATTTCTCTTCTGTTTGTAAAATACCCAGAGAAGCGCACAAATAATACAAAGGTGCCTCAACAATCCCGGAAATGGTTCTGGAAAGCTTATGATTTGTTGCAAGCATAAATTTATCTTCTAAATTTTGACTAGTGGCTGCTTGCATACCACATGTGTATCGAAAAATATCTGTTTGTTCTTCGAATGAAATTGAAACGGATGCCATTTGTTTTTGCCTCATTAAGGAGGTCCATAATTTCTTATATTGGTTATAAAAGTCCCTACCATGAAATGCAGCAAACATCAATCCCGTCCTCATATTCTCCTGCAATTGTCCTACAACATCTGCACATGACCTATAGTAGAAAAGAAAAGAGTGCAGAGTATCCTTTGACATTGTGGGTAAGATGAACATTTTCCCATATTCAACATCCTTACGAAAACCTCTTTTGAGAAATGTTATATCATCAAGAGACCGATATTTTGCTACACACTCACTTTTACTTTCATCAGTATAAACTATGCCGTGTTGGGCTAAAACTTTTGTTATATTTTCTTGATTATACTGAGGCACTGACTCATCTACGGTTGCGGCATTGTCATCACCATATGCAAAGAAAACTACCAACTTAAAGAAATCATCTATTGTTTTGTCTGGACAAATTTCCTCCCAACATAAAATCATGTAATACAAATTTACTATAGTGTTAATAATTACGGTTAATGG